CGCACCTATCGGGCAGTTCCGGCGTAGGCTTGCAGAATCCAAGTATTTCGAACGGCTCGAACCGGACGCCGTATTCATTCGTGAACGACACTTGCTGCCCGACCCGGAATTCCGTTTCGATACCCGCGTCGGCCGGGTCGTCGTAGATGGGCGGTCGGCCTTGTTCGTTGCACCATTTCCGCCATTCGGCGAAATCTTTACTGTAATCTCTCATCGTTCAGTCGGTTTCCAAGTTTGATAATGAATGTTTCGTGATCGGGCGCGCCCCATTCCGGGCGGCCTTGTCCGAAATCAATACCTTTGCATTCCCATAGCATTCGGCGGCGGGTATAGCCGTAAGAAAAGCAGACTGCGTCGTAGTCTTTGAAGAATATAAATGCCGGATTTTTGCCCTCTTCGTCCCCATCGTCGTATATTACTATGTCGATAAGCCGCGTTTGCCAGTAACGGGTATTTTCGCGGTACTCTTCGCGCTTATCGCCTCGCTCGATCATATCGTACCACTCCTTTTTGAGGGGTAAATGCAGAATTTTCATCGTCTTGAATCTTTTATGGGTTCGCCGTTTCGTTCAATCTCGCCGAGCGCTTCGTCGAGGTGGTAGGCTAATTCTGCGGCCTGTGTAGCCACGCGGCGCGCCCAGTCTGAACGAAGCCTGCCGCCTTTGGCGGGTGGGGTGGTTACGATGGCGTGTGCGAGGCTTGCCATTGCGACGGAGGCATACAGTTCGCGTTTCGTAATTCCCGCCGCTGAAAATGTTTCGGGCGAAACTCCGTCCGCCTCGACCGTGATCGTCTGCGGAATAGCCGCCTTGCCGAGCATTTCGGCGATTCTGTCGTAGAAATTCACCGGGGCCTTGCCTCGTTTGTCGTTTTTGTTTTTCATCGTGCGTTGCGGTTTTTAGGTTCGCGGGGTTTGGTAGTGTAGCGTCCAGCCCGCGAAATGTTTGTCGAAAAAGTTATCCCGAAAGAACCGGATGTTGGCCTCGACGGCTTCGACCATTTGCCGCGTGCAGCGGAACGTCAGCCGTTTACGCTCGGCGTCGATAAATACCAGTTCCAGATCGTGAATGAATATTGGCGCAAGAGCCGGATTCGTTTGCTTTGCGAGGCCGTAGAAACGCCGATATTTCGCAAGAAAATCGGCGTTGAAACGCGGAGCGGCGTTTTTATCCTCTTGCGTCCATGTCCGCGCAAGCGCCGGGCGGTCGGTAGCGGCTTGTCCGTTTTTACGAATCCAGCCTGACGCCTCGTAATTAGCGCAGAATCGTTCGACCTCGTTATCGGGATTTATGAAATTCTTGAAAAAAAAGATTTCAAAAAAACTCTCTTTCTCTGCCGTCGTCGCGTGCGTACACGCGAAAGACAGAGATTCTTTTAATTCTTTATATTCTTCTTTATATATTCTTATACTGTTGTCGTTTTGTTTGTCGTTTTGAAAAAATGCGTCGTTGTAACATGTTGAATATAATTGCGTTATATCATGTTTTGAGTTTGTCGTTTTGTTTGTCGCTTGTTTGTCGCTCTCGAATTTATCGCTGTTGTAACTATTTGTGTTATAGCCTATTGTGGTTATTTTGAGTTTGTCGCTCATTTCTCGATTTTTTGACGGTTCCCGGCGCTTTCTGTGTGTCGGTTTGTCGTTCAGTTTGTCGTTTTCAAATTTTTCATATTCGCAATTATTTGGTTTGCAGCTTGTTAATGTGTGTTTTGAGTTTGTCGTTTTGTTTGTCGCTTGTTTGTCGCTCTCGAATTTTATTGGTTGGTAAATGTTGAATTTACAGACTGTTATAATACTTTTGCAGTTTGTCGCACGGACGGATATTTCGCCGGACGCCTGCAAACGAGCTAAACGGGTTCTAATCTGTCGTGTCGTCTGTCCTGTTTCTGCGCACAAACTATCGACGGAGGCAACGAAAGCTCCGCGTTCAATCTCCACTCCTCGCCATCTCGTCTGCGTGTGGTTCGCCTTGAGCAGACAAACGATCCACAGTTGCAGCATGAGCGGGTCGTCGAACCACTCCCATCCGAGCGTACTGCGATACAACCGCACCCAACCAGTATTTGTTTCGTTTGCCATTGATGCTGATTTGACCCGTTAAATTTCGCTTTTATTCAGTTCGACGATTAAACCCTTGTCCGCAACGAAAACACGCGCGAAACGGGCTGTTTTACGCATCTGTGCAGCAAAGGCGTCGGCAAAGCTGTTTGCGTTCGATAGGTGAAGCAGAACGACCGTCGAAAGTTCCGCCGTTTCGTTCGCTTTGACCATATCGCACGCCGCCCCGATGGATAGGTGCGACGTCCGCACGCGCGCTGCCTGCGCCGGGTTAATCGTCCCGCGGGCGATGTTTTCGTCTAACTCCTCTTGTGAATAGTTCGCCTCGATCAGAATATGATTCAGTCGCAGGGATTTGAAGTTGTACCGGATAAAATGCGTGTCGGTAGCAAATAGCACTTTTCCGCATTCCTCGTGTTCGATAATATACCCGAACGGTTCCGCTGCGTCGTGCTTCACGTCGAACGCGCGGACGACGAAATCGCCGACCGTGACGGACTGCATCGGCCGCAAAGCGTGCGCCCGGTGCACTTTGTCGATGCGACACGCCGCGAGCGTTCCCTGCGAGGCGTAGACGTCGATTGCCCGGTCGGCGTATTTGCCGATGTGGGCCGCGTGGTCGCCGTGCTCGTGCGTTACTACTGCACCGACGAACTTTCGGGCGTCGATACCTGTTCGGGCGAACATCGTTTCGGGCGATGCGCCGCACTCGATAACGAGTGCAGACGCTTCGCTCTCCAAAACGTAGCAGTTGCCTGCCGACGACGATGATATAACGTGCAGCTTCATCGGGTTACACGTTGAACGGGTCGTCTTCAATGGCAGCAGGGGCCGCCTCTTCGGTTACCTCCTCGCGTGGAACGGGCGTCGGCGTAGGGATCGGCGGCATCGTTTCGGCAGGTACGGCCGATTGTGCTGTGATTGCGGCCGGAGCAACCTCCTCGAATTTTGCTTCTTCGATATTTGCCCCGGCGGGCGCGGCCGCCGTTTCGTTCGTTACGCGGCGTTCTTTCTCGTCTTCACTCAACAGCCATGCGTCGGACGACGAGTTGATGATGTGCTTCATGGCGGAACGCTCGACCGTTCGCCCGGCCATTTCGCTGGTGAAATTTCGGTGCGCAGGCGAGTTGCCCCGCGTCGCGCCTTGCATCCACGACTGCCGGATTTCGGTCATCGTCTTGATCGTCGTCGAGTGCGATCCGTCGGCCATAGTCGTTACGGCGTAAGCGGCGACGATCTTGTCTTTGTCAATTCTCGATAGGCTCGGAATGTGTTTCGTTACTTTGGTTTCGCCGTCTTCCGTGTACATGTATTCGAAATCGTCACCCTCGTAAACGACGACCGAACGGACTTTCTTCATACCCTGTGCGCGGGCCAGTTTCTCGTCGCCGAAATACGATCGCCAAAACGTCAGTTCGAGCTGCCCCGACGCTTTGTTTTTGACCGGGATAAAGTATCCTTGCTTCTTTTGGATGTCCATGCCTTGCAGCACCATGTCGAGCAGCGAATTTGCCACCGATGCTTTGGTTACGACCTCCAAAACCGGGCGTTGTACTTTGTTGGAATCCTCCCAAAGCATTTCGGAGATACGAAGCCATGCAAGGTTCATTTGGTTAGTTACGGCGTAGTCTTTCGGGACGACCAGTCCGCCGTTTGCTTGCAGCTCCTCGATGCGTCGCAGGACGCTGTTCGCAAGTTCATCTTTCATTGCGGCAATCGCTTTCGATTGCGTCGCCGGGGCGGTCTGCGCTCCGTTCTGATTGCTATTCTGTGCCATAGTTATTTGAAATAAAAGATTTGACGATATGTGTTGTAGTTGCGGTCTTCGATAGGGACGTCCTGCGGGTGGCGGCGCGCCTCGGCAAGCCAGCGTTTATAGCATTGCGGACAGTATATCTTATTCAGTACGGCGATGTAATAGCCGCCGTTGGGGGTTGCCATATCCGCCGTGCAGTAGTCGCATTTTGCAGGGCTTCCGATGGCCCACATGTCGAGCGTTTCGACGTGGATAACCTTGAATCCTTTTTCGTTGCTGACGATCTGTGCCATGTCGTTACGCTGTTTTAAGTTCGAGCGCAGCCCCCTCGACCACTTGCAGGCGAATGACCTGCGAATCGAGCGCAAAATCGGTCTGCGAAATGCTTTCGGCGTTGTCGATGAATACGGGCGCAGTTGCTCCGTAGTAGCGGCAGAACGTGCGGATGATGTCAAGTCCGGCGAGCACCTGCCCGGCGCTGTTCAGCGAGTTGAATGGCACGCCGTCGACGGTGGCGACGCATGTTTCGACATCTGCGCCCTCGATGGTCTGTTCGTACATTCGCCAGC